GAAGACGGACGTGGGAAGGAGCTTATCAGTGGCAGGGAGTGACTATAACTATCAGCTATTGGCTAATGCCATTATAGAGCAAGCAGCAGATGATTATTTTAATCTGATAGCAGGATTTGCAAAGACATATAACGAAAAAGACAGGAAAGCACAAATTTCATCTCTGCAAAGATTCTTCCTGTCTGACTGGTACAGTCTATTAACAAAGGTGGATGAAGCATATCTTATGAGAAAGCTCAATGAGAAAGCAGAAACAATGGTAATTGTTTACACAGTAGCACACGAGAAGGGAAGTCCTCTCTGGTATGTGTGCAAACCGGGAGAAGAGAATGTTCCTCTGTCTCCTAGATGGAAAACAAAGAAAAGAGCACTCCGCAAAGCTGCGGAAATGCAGGGACTTGACTTGAGAGACTATATGAGAGTCAGAAAGCGTGATGGTATTGATTAAAGTTGAACACATTCAAGTATGGGGATTTGAACACGCTATCCGTGGCATGAGAAACCCAATGAATAGTTGGGATAAATCAGATTCTCATAAGTGCGAATGGGAACTTACAGAAGATTGTGATAAGTGCAATAAGCTAAGTTCTGATAATACAGGAGAATGTCTGTCAGACAGGGAATTTTACTGCATAGGACAGAAAGACTTGGAACTTATGCAGAAGCTCTTTAAGGCAGGAACAGAACATAGAAAATATCTCAGACAGATATTTGTGTCAATGGACATTGTAGCGCCGCTGTACTGGTGGAAAGAGTTTGACACCTATAAGGTTGGAACCGTGGCTAATTCTTGCTCTACCATGCACAAATTGACTGCGAAGCCGTTTGAAATAACGGACTTTTCTTGCGACAAACTTGGCAATGAATCAAATGCCGTTCTTCAAACAATCGTCAATCAGTTGAATAGAAACAGAGCAAATTATCTGGAAAGTAAGGAAAAATTCTTTTGGTGGCAGATGATTCAGCTTCTTCCAGAATCTTATAATCAGCGAAGAACTATTACAATGAACTACGAGAATGTATTTACGATCATTAAGCAACGCACAGGACACAAGCTAGACGAATGGAATACGTTTGTCAGAGTCCTAAAGACTCTGCCGTATGTAAAGGACATTGCAGGATATGAAGAATAACTATGTGATAGACAAAGTTCCATTTGACAAACTGGACGTACAGAGTCGGAGCAAATACGGGAAAGTCTGGTACTGCCATCTCATAGGCTATCCGAACATTCCGGTAGGCGGTTCAATCGGTTCTAAGAAACACGCACAGATGGTGTGTGATGTTAGAAATCTAAAATTTCATTCCAGATTGAACGATCAAATGAAGTAGTCTAACAAATTTAATCTTACTATACTAAGATTGCATATTGACAATCTCAGTATAGTAAGATAAACTATAGTTGTTTACAAGGTGAAACACATGAAGAAAGTAGCAGATTTCAGTACATACAAACACCTACAGAAGATGTCCTTTGCGGATTTTAACAGGTGGGTAATTAGTGTATACAAGTCAGGATATGCCGATGGAGCAGATACAGAATCCGAAAAGTACGGTGAAAATCCTCTGGTATTAGACGAAGACTCTCTGTATGACATTCTTGTTTCTGTTCCCGGAATCGGAAACAAACTTGCAAACAAAATTATAGACAGGATGGTGGAATTAAGTGAAACTCAAGAGAAGTGACGTGTACATTCTTCATAACAGAGAAGATCATAAGAAAGAAATTATCAAAGTGGCAGGATACATGTTCCAGAAAAACGGTCACTGGTTCACAGTCAGAAGGAATGACCCGGCTATCTGTAAATCATCCTGCAAAGGTAAGTGGATTATTTCAGACCTTGTAACAGGACTCATTATGAGTTCTACAGACAATAATCTGGACGATGTTCCCACGTCACTTGCTGACTCTCTGATTGACAAGCTTATTGAGCTCTACAAAGACGATTCTACTAACATGTACAGGCGTGAATCCTCTCGTGAAGAGTTCCAGAGATACGCACAGATGATGAACGAAGCAATGTACAAGGACGGACAGGATAAGCTGATAGACTACTTACAGGATTCTGCTTATGAGCTATTTAACTGATATTCCAAAAGAACTGCAAGAGCAGAAACAGTGGGTATGTGCTTGGGAAAACAGTAAGTGTCCCATGAGAGCCGATGAAATTACAGCAGCTTCTTCCTCTGACCCGGAAACGTGGTGCGACTTTGAAACGGCTGTAAAGTCTGTAGAAGCCGAAAACTATGATTATGTCGGTTATGTATTTGCAGATAACGGATATGTAGGAATAGACATAGATGTAGGATTTGAGGACGGTTTTCTTACTCCGCTTGCTGTAGATATTATTTCTCGCTGTAAGTCTTACACAGAGAAGTCAAAAAGTGGTAGGGGAGTACACATCATTCTTAAAGGCACACTTCCTTTTTCCGGGAAGAATAATCTCTCTGGTGTAGAGATTTATAAGAGCAGACGATTCTTTATTACTACAGGAAATCAGATACTTTTCAAAGAGATCATAGAGAACCAGAGTGCAATAGATTATGTGGTACAGAAGTATTTCAGTTCTGTTCGCTCTTCTCGTGGAAAACCGATTGTAGAAAAGATTTATCATCCTGTCTGGAAGAAACCGGAAAAAGGAAAGATACCAGTTAGACCAGAGTACCCGGAAATTAGAGAAGGTGGCAGAAACATTTCGCTTACTTCTGTAGCGGGTGCAATGTGGACTGCCGGATACAGCAGAAGACAGATTTACTTGGAGTTGCAAAGAGCAAACAGGACAGCATGCAAGCCTTGTCTCTCTGATGGAGAGTTACAGTTGATAACAGAAAGCATATCTCGTTATGCCCGATAACTCTTCAATGCTTAACTAATTCACGCAGGAGATAAAGCAATGAATAATACAACAATCAATGCAGATGAGTTAATTGATTGGCTTATCTGTGAAATGACAGAAATGCGTGAATTAGGACTAAGAAATGAAGCAGACGAAGCGTCCTATGTCATAAAGCATGTAAAAGATATAATCGCACAGCAAAGAAAGGAACAATCGTGAAGTATGAAGTAAATGAATGTTGTGACTGTGCTACAGAATCTTATCCGTGTATCGGAAATTCGTGTCCTATGCGGCATGTCACCTACTACAGATGTGACCGCTGCGGATGTGACGGACTCACAGAAGACGAGATTCATGAAGTAGATGGAGAAGACTTGTGTGACTCTTGCTATGACGAAGAGTTTTCAGATAATGAAGATGATTCTCCATGCTACGAGTGCAGAGGATACGGAGACGATTACAGTTTTGATGATAACGGAGAGTTAGTTGATAACTGCACAGATTGTCCGTGGAACGAAACAAGATGCGACAGTTGGGAAGATTGAGGAGATAAACATGAGCGGATGGATAAATACCGATGACCGCAAACCAGAACACGGACAGGCTGTACTCGGAGCAGACAGAACGGGGTATGTCACACGCTTTGAGTATGACGCAACAGACCCGCCTTGCTTTCTGGACGATCACGAAGAGTTCTTTCCAGAGGAAGATATCATAGCGTGGATGCCGTTACCTGTTTACCAAAAAAGAAGGTGAAGAACATGACTGATGCACTGACTGACTCGCTGGAAGTCCTGTCAAATATCCTGTCTATTGTGCACGATACAGTACTGTCTGACAGCATGAAAGTAGACATTATCCAGAACGAGATAGAACATTTTTTGAACAGACACGAGGAAGGAAAAGCATGAGACTGATTGATGCAGATGAGTTGAAAAAGCAGATTCTTATATCTTGTCTCTATTTAGCAGTAACAGGAGATATTACTGACAAGCACATTGCGAATTTGTTTGCAGAAGCATTCGTGAAAATTATAGACAAAGCACCTTCTGTTCCACATCACTACGACTGCAACCATGATTGCGATGCAATCTACAAAGCATACCAGAAGGGCAGAGAAGACTCATTAAAGGAGATCAAGAAATGAACAGATACTATTCTGTGTTACGTCCTGTATCAATCGGAACTTTCCCCGCAGGACACAACGTGATTACTATTGATAACTTTGAAGACCGTGTTTACATCCCGGCAATCGACCGTAAGGCGTGGGGATACATCGACTTTGAAGACACTCTCACAGAGCAGGAGTGCTATCAGTATGACTTGGTGAAGGGGAATATATGAGTGAATCTATATTTGGCTATCCTACCATCCTTCTTTCTGACGGTACAAGGGAATGGGTGGGAGGAAATGCAGAAGACACGGACGCAGAGTTCCAAAGAATCATCCGGGAAAGACTCGGAGACGATGCAGAGGAAGTCTATAAGGGATTGAAAGACTACTGGCTTGACTACTACAGCTATCATCCTAGAGAAGAAGACAACGCAGAAGCAGAGTCTTGGAGAAACTGGGCTATGGATGTATGGCATGAGCTGCAGGAACTTGTATATGCAAAACGGCTGAATAGAAAGAAGCTGATCGCACTAGCAGAAAGGATGGAAGGAGACTTATGAGAGACTATAATCCGGAAGAAATATTTCAACTGTCAAATGGCAGATACATCGCAGATGAAGCACTCTCCCGGAAAATGACTTACATTAAATCCCGCCACCCGGAGACTCCGTATCAGGCTGATTCTACAGGCTACACGTGGGACGAAGCAGGAATGGGAGACTTGTTTGCAGAGTGTTACAGAGAGGACACACGCTACTGTCCGGAGTATAAGTCTTGGTACACCTATGACAGCGGAAAGTGGCAGAAAGACACGGGAAGCCTTCTGGTATCGGACAAGATCAAAGAGTTCACACGGCTCATGGCACTTTACTGCGGGGAAATCAAAGACGAGGATCAGCGGAAAGACTACATGAAGTTTGTGTCTAAGATGGGAGACAGACGTTTCCGGGACAGGCTTATGAAAGATGCAGCAGACGGACTTACCATATCAGCTGCAGAATTTGACTCACACCCTTATTACATTAACTGTCTGAATGGTACATATGACCTGCAGCACATGGTCTTCCGGGAGCATAACCCTACTGACTATCTTACCATGCAGACGAACTTCTCTTATACGGCTGACACAGACAATCTGCCGGAGTGTGAGAGGTGGGAGAGGTTTATAGACGAGGTAACGCAAGGAGACAAGGACAAAGCAAAGTACCTGCAGCGGGCAATGGGATATACCATACTAGGCACGGCAAACGAAGAGTGTATGTTCATCTTACACGGAAAGACTACCAGAAACGGTAAGTCCACAATGCTTGGCGCTATACAGCACCTATTAGGAGACTACGCTACAGTCGTTCCCGTGGAGCTTATCTGCCGGAATGGTAAGATCAGAACAGCAGATACAGCAAGCCCTATCCTTGCAAAGACAAAGGGCAAGCGACTTGTGACAATGGCAGAAAGCGACACAGCAGGAAAGCTGGACGAAGCAATCATAAAGCAGTACACAGGCGGCGAGGAGATCACGGCACGAGAGCTTTACCAGAGTCCTATTACTTTCAAGCCGCAGTTCACTATGTGGCTGTCCTGCAATGACCTTCCTTCTGTCAAGGACAAGACATTGTTTGCATCTGACCGCTTGCGAATTATAGAGTTCAACAGGCACTTCACAGACGCAGAACAGGACAAGACCTTAAAGGACTACTTTGAGACACAGGACGCTATGGCAGGAATCTTTACATGGCTGCTAGGTGGATACCTACAGTACAAGCGCCACAAGCTGACCATGCCCCCGTCAATGCGTGAAGTAGTCAAGGCATACGAGAGGGACAACGACACAGTGCTACAGTTCCTAGAATCGAAGTGTGTCAAGGACAGTTCGGCAACAGTCAAGAAGAAGACTCTGTACGACAACTACAAGAGTTGGTGCCGTGGATGTGGGTACTACATCTTTAATTTCAAGAAGTTCTGTGCAGAAGTCGCAATGCACCCGGAGTGGTACGACGGTGAGAAAACGCAGGAGTACATAGGCTTAACGCTAGGAGGAGGGCAGTAAAATGACAGTCAAGGACTACTTTTACACCTATGCTCACGATAAAAGCATGACCCTAAAGGAAGTTGCAGAAGACGTACTCCATACCAACTACAAGACGTTTTATGCACAGATACACAGAAACGGGGGTATGGGACTGCCCACCAATTTACTGGTGTCGTACCTAGAAAAAACAGGGGGGCAGCTCGTTTTAAGTACCTACGACCCGCCAAATGAGTACCTGCTAGACGGTGAAATAGAGGACTATGCCTATAATGACGATTAACAGAGTCAATCTGAAATTTTCAGATCGTTGCTATAACTTCTCTTATAGAACGCATACTAAGGAAACTTTATACAACAGTCTGAAATTCTCAGACTGGCAGAAAGGACAGAAATTATGACACAGGAGCAGAACGCAAAGTGCAAGCGGCTGAATGACAGACTGAATGAGCTGTCACAGCTTAACGGCAACATTGGCAGACTTGCCTTTTACATGACAACTACTAACGTTGATTCTGCAACAGAACAGGAATTGAACAAGCAGCTTACAGCTATGATTGATTACAGGAGCTGTCTGGAAAACAGAATCAGTACAGGAATTTACTAAGCAGAAAGGGGATACATGGAATCTTATGTTGAACGATGGTGCAGAGAACAGGCAGAACGAAACTCCGCAGAAGAAAAGAACCAGAGGAAAAGACAAGAAGCCCAGAAAGCGGACAGAAGCCGCATACAGGGCGCAGAAAGCGAATCTGGTAAAAGCAAGGCAGAACAGTCCAATAACACAGGGAATGAAACAGGTTAATAACTTACCAGAAGAGTATAATGCTAATACTGTATCGTTCATCATGGCTATAACGCCTGCTGAACCGTTGGATAAAAACGATGTAGCAGAAATGCAGAAACGCTTTGAAAATTATATACGGGTGTGTGCGGAATACGGAAAGAAAGTAAGCAATCAGGCAGCTTATTTGGCTATAGGCATCACGAAAGAAGAAGCGTATGAATGGGTAAATCAGCGTTCTGTGAACCCGGCAAGAACTGACTTCGTCAAAAAGGTACAGCAAATTTGCGGAGTTTACAGAGAACAGCTCATGTCTGATGGTAAAATCAACCCAGTTACCGGAATATTCTGGCAAAAGAACTACGATGGCTTGAGAGATCAGACAGAACTTGCCATTGCTCCGGTCAATCCTCTTGGAGAGGGAAAGAGCGCAGAAGAGCTTGCAAAGAAGTATTCAGAAGATGCTTACATTGACGCAGAAGAGCAGAAAGCACTCCCGGACACACAGAAAGACAAAAATTCAAACTGAAAAATTCTCCATTGCTTCATCCTGCTGCCGTATGCAGGCAAGCAATAGAGAATAGGCCTACAATGCCCCTGTGAGACGCTACAAGGCGTTTCTAGGGGCTTTTATAGTGTTATAGTATAAATATGCCACTTACACACAAACACGCCTTAAAACGCCTTTAAATGCGTTTTACGGGCATATGCTTTTTAGTCTGAGAATTTCAGACTACTCTATAAAGTTTTCTTAGTATGTGAATATATAGAGAAGTTATAGCAACAATCTGAGAATTTCAGATTGTAACAATTCTGTAATATTTAGTCTGAGAATTTCAGACAGTTGTATAAACTTTCTCTAGTACGCGCGTATATAGAAAAGTTATATAGACAGTCTGAGATTTTCAGATTGTAGGATATTTAACAATCTGAGATTTTCAGACAGGTGCTATAAACTCTCTATAGAATTGAATATATAGAGAACTTTATACAACGATCTGAAATTCTCAGATTGACGCAAAATAAAAGCCAGGGAATTGTCCCCGGCCTGCTTTGTGTGGTGTTAGTGCCTACGGAATAGTGACAGCGGCCTGTTTTGCTGTGTCCAGTGCTGTATCAAGTGAGTAGTGGTAGCATTGTCATACATGGGTATGCGGTATAAGTCCATCCCCTGTGCAGTCATGTAATAGCCTTGACCGTAGGCGGGGAGAGTTTCGCAACCTTTAACCCCTAAAATGTTTCGGCTGTCCTGTGCGCTTCTTGTTCTTAATCCTATACGGCTATCAAAGTTTACTTTGATGGGTGTAGGTATCACAGCGGATAGCGGGCATTGTGTAGCGGCTATGATATGCACGTTTGCCGCCCGTCCTATTTGTGCTATCCGCTGTATTAGCGGCTGTACCTGTTTTTTGTTCGTTGTCATAAGGTCGGCAAGCTCATCTATCACAATATAGACGTTGCTGCCGCTGTATTTCCTCACATGCTGCCGTTGCATAACCGTGTAGCGTCCCTCTATTAGGTTCATGGCACGCTGCAAGGCTTGTACCATGGTATCCGGTTCACTTGCATATACTATAGTATGCGGCAGCGGTTTATAGTCCACCAGTTCAACCCGTTTCGGGTCGATTAGAATATACTGCACCTGTTCCGGGCTGTACTGTAGGGACGTTGTTATAATGCCGTTTATTACTACTGATTTTCCGCTCCCGGTTGCGCCTGCTATCAGTAAATGCGTTTGCTTGAGCATATCCGTGTATAGGCTGTAATATTGCATTGTGGGAGTTATCCATTGTTTCATTGTGCTATCTCCTGTATTAACAACGCCCTGGCTTTGCTGCCGGGGCTGTCTTTTATTCTGTTCATAACTGTTTATCTCCTCTGTTAGATTTCTTCAGTTTCTACATTTGTACCGCAATACGGGCAATATTTAATATGCTCTATTTTGTTATTGTCTGTGATAATAAAAGCGCTTATATCATGCCTATATACGGTTATGCGCTCTTTTAATGCCTTGCGTGTGTACTTGTGTGCATCCGGGCAAATGTGAATATACAATTCACTGCTATTTTCATCTTTAACTAGCATTGTTTACACCTTCTTTCTTTGTGGCTTGCCTTCATCAGTTACAAGGTTGCCGACCTTGTAAGACGGGCATTGCTGCCCGTTTCGGCTTTGTGCAAATTGTCCATAGCTCTATGCTGTAGTATTGCTGTCAGTAAATGCCCCGTGTAGCTTTAAGCTGCTTTATAACCGTTTCCAATTCGGCGGCTATGCTTTTAAGAACTGTCCGGTTCATGTCTACATATTCGGAATCATTGTTTAACAGTTCTGTTATCTCTTTGTTGTATTCACAGATGTAATCTGCACCCCCTGTTAGTCGTTGTAGTAGTATGTATAGATTGTTTCGTTGTCCCCTTCATGCTCTGTGATTGTGGGATAGATACCATAAAATACAATGATCAAACCGTATTCTTTAAACTGTTTTTCAAGACGTGCAAGCCATCTTTTTTCACGGTCTTCATTAGCTTTGTGCCATCTGCTATTAGCTGTACTTTCGTTGTTGTCGTCCTCTACGTTGCGGACTCTCAAACTAACATAGCGGTAAAAGCTATTCATAAGTCTGCTAGCATTGTCACGTCCTAATGATTCATTGCGCTTGTACAGTTCGTTTATCTGCTCCGCTCTCTGCTCTGCTATTGTCTTTCTCATGTTTAGCACC